GTCTATATCGGCGGCTGTGACGTTGCTATGTGCAAGGATTTCACTAGATTCGACTATATGTACATCTTTCTTCTTACACCAGTCTTTTAAGTAAGGATACAATCCAACATATAATTGACCTGTGGCATACGAATATAACCGTATCTTTCCGTCCCAAACTCTATTACGAAATTGAGGCGTAAACTTGTAACCAGGTACTTCAAATGAGAAATAATCTGACAACTCTCTACGGATACTTGCGTCTGCGTCAATGCGTAAGTACACGTCATTGGCCTTGTCAACTATGATGTTTTGCATTTTAGATTACGCCAGATGTAAACTTACGCCAATCTATAGCATTCTTAATCTGAAAGCCACGATTAGAAATAATTTTAACAGTCCTATCTAGGTAGTCAACAACACTTTGTATATAGGTTACTTTTTGTTCTAACTTAACAAATTCATCATCTGACCTTAGATACTTATCAACATCTTGTTTTAGTATTTTTAGATTAAATGGTTTCAACTGATACACACTAGGGTCTGCCTTACCTGTATAGTATTCCCACTTTTCTCTTGTTAATCTTGCCAAGTCTTGCTCAGCTTTTTTTAATAGATTAGTATATTGATTATGAAACTTCATATACTTGTTATGTAGTTGTGGTGTTTTTAATGATTCTAAATCAAGTTCAGTATCATTCATCTTTAGGTCTTTATCGGCGAGTGCCTGTAGTTCATCAAATGTCATAATATATCCTCTTTGTTTTCTATATTTAGTGTGCCTTTAAGTTCGTCTTGTGGTACGTAGGTTGGGTCGTAGTATTCTTTTAATTCAGGAAAAACATCAAACAAGTTCATTTCCCATTTAGTTCCTTTATAGTATTTGTCTTGTTTTAATAGATATGCAAATACTTCTTGTATATTAAAATCTTTTTCAGGTGGTCTTTCTAATGACGCAACAATATCAGGCCATTCTTTGTATTTTGGTATAAGTTTATCTTTTATCTTTTGTGGCAAATTATTAGGTCGTAAACTTCTAGGCGTTTCAATTATTGCCCAATTAATTTGAAATATATTAGGATTATTTTTTACATATTCAGGCACTTCATAAAATCTTAACACACTTAAAAATGAAACCAAACCATTAAAGTCAACGACAACATTAGGATATTTACCACACTCTCTTATATTGTCTTCTAATTCTTTCCAATCAGTTCTTCTTCTCATATATTCAATAGTTTTACCTACACCATCAACTGAACCTACAACTGCAATTTCTCTAAAGTGTGGTGCATAATCAAACATACTATGCTTACCAACACTTACTTTTGTTAAATTAGTTTGATACTTAACGTAAATGTGTTTTGCATGTCCTGTTTCTACAATAGCATCCATCATCTGATAATGTTTTTTCATAATCAAAGGTTCGCCACCTATGATTTTAACACTTCGTATATAAGGTGCTAACTCTACAACTTGTTCAATTGTTGATTTTACTGAACCTTTAAATGTACCTGTACGATCTTTACCATGTTGTTTAAAATCACGTTGAACAGATTCCCAATCTGCGTCCATTTCTTCTTCCCACAACTTTGTATTCCATACACCTTTTTCAGCACCTCTTTGTCTTATAGATGAGTTAGTATGAATACACATATGGCAATCTAAATTACATTCAGAACCAAATATCTTTAATTGTATTTCTATTATTCTTTCGTCAAATGCCCATACACCACTTGCCTTATACATCTCTACATTTTTTATTATATCATCTGAAAATTCTGAATTGTTTGTGTGTATTTTTAAGCAGTTAGTTCTTCTGGATCTGCCATATCTTTTTTCATCAGCAATACATCTTTGACAAAATCTTTTTACCTTTGTTAAATCAGAATTTATAGTAGTCATTTCTTTTCGTATTGACTTCATATAATCACTATTTTCCATCCAGTCTTTTATAGATGTATCTTCAACAGTAGGACCATTAGCTGCTCTATGTGCAAAACAACATGCTTTCCACCCACCGTCCATTTCGGAATATGCTTGTGTAAAAGGTATAGTACAGAAAAATATATCTTCGTCTTTTGCTTGTTGTATTATAGATTTGTCTTCAGGTGATTGACCTATTAGAGATGGATTTGCCGTACCTTTTTCTTTTGTTCTAGGAGATATATCCATCCACCATTGTGCTGTATCTACTTGACCTGGTTTTGAGTTGTCGCCAGGACCACCTCTAGTTAAACGAGCAGTATCTTTACCAACTCGTTCTATAGTAGGATCAACGTACTCTTGCTCATCTGGTAATTTAAAATCAGACATCTATATTCACATTTCTTACATACGTTATTAAATCAAAAACTTTTGCCTTTGCAACATCTCTCCATACTATTGCTAAAGCATGTTGATTTCGTTCTTCACCATTAGTGCCAGGCATTTGATAATCTGCAACCATCTCAGCTGCAACTTGAACATGATATCCTCTTTTTGCCCAATTAATAGCACAATAATTTTTATGTCTAAAAACACAACCAGATGTATTTGTGCCACCTATTATAACTTTGTTAATAGTGTAACCCATTTTTTTTACTTCTACCTTAATACTTTCAATATTACTATTATCAGGATCTATATTTTTCCATTTGTGTCTACCTTCTACTCTAACCATTTTCGCCATTTCTTCAGTTTTTTTATCTCTATCAGGCAGATGAGTTGATATGATAACAATAGGCTCTTCTTTAATAGGATTTAACAACCAATTTAAAGTAGAAAATCGTTGATTGTTTGTAAACTCACTACCTAATGCAGGATGTCCTTCAAAATCAATTAACAATATTATATTCGTAGGTTTTAAATCCATTTTATTACAGTTTCTGGTTCTGGTTTTTGATCGTCTTTTTTTTGTATTTCGTTCATACTTTCTCTACGATATTGTTTTGCTTTACCTATACTACCCAGTAATACTACAGGATGTTCTACCCAAGGTAAATCTTCCCATTCAGAATTGTCCTCTCTATAGGGAAAACAAGCAATAGTAGATGTATTCAAATCTTTCTCTAATGCGAAAACAGATAGATTAGCCATCCACATACCTACCTCAACTGCTGTAGTTCTTAACATAGATGATATTTGATCTTCGTGCATTTGTTCATAGTAGTCACCTTTTTCTATAGTCTTTCTGTAGTATTCATTTGGTTCACATACTCTTTGTGTAAATACCAATAGATAAGGTGCTGTACTTAAATGTTCAAAGTATGGATTATATCCATCTTCTTTGTGATTTTTAATATTTGTTTCGTTTATTTCTTTTTTGTTTTTTACACTTTTCATCCATATAGAGTGTTTTTCTGCAACTCTTTCAGGACCTAGTACGTTACAATGATATGGCATAAAATTGTTTTTTGATGGTGTAACTTTCCATGCTTTCCATAACAAGTCTTCAATTAATTGTTTTTCAGGTACATTATCTGTATCATATGACATAACATGTTGTCTTCTATTGAGTAGTTGTAATTGAGTCATTTTCATTAAAATCTTTTCCAGTAATGTTCTTCTAGTTCTGGGAAAACTTCAAACAAATTACCTTCCCATTTTGTGCCTTTATAATATTTATCGTTCATTAAAAGATAGTCTAATGTGTCCTGATAGTCTAGGCCATGATTATCTTCTCTTAACAACTCTTGTATGTCAGGAAAACCTTCATATTTAGGAATCAAATCTTGTTTTATTTTGTCTGGCAATACGTTAGCACATAACTTTTTAGGATTTCTTATGTTAGACCAATTGATCTGTCTAAACAATCCATTGTTTTGTTCTATCCATTCTAATAAATCGTAAAATCTTAATACACTTAAAAAAGATATTGCACCATTTATATTTACCGTAACGTTAGGAAACTGTTTTACTTCTTTTATATTTCTTACAATCTCTTCCCAATTACATCTACGTCTTACATACTCAACTGATTTACCCATACCATCTAGTGATACAGTAAATTCAAAATTCATAAATTCAGGAATAAATTTTGTTATCTTTATATCTTCAAATGATGTAACTGTCATATTAGTTTGATACTTAACCATCATCTTATCAGCGTGGCCTGTTTTTACTATTTCTTCTAGTAATAGATAAAAGTTTTTCATAACTAAAGGTTCACCACCTATAAATTTTAGATTGTATATGTAAGGTGCTAATTCCACTATCTGTTCTACAACAGATTTTAATTCTTGTTTTTCAAAACTCTTTAATGGTGTTTTTGAATATTCTGAAAATATATTTTCGCCTTTTAATTCTTTAGAGTGTATTGATTTTAGTCTTGTTGTAGAGTCATAAGGTACACACATATAACAATCTAAATTACATTTATTACCAAATGCTTTTACTTGTATTTCTAGTACTCTATCCTGAAATACACCACGATTGTTTCTTTTAAAATACTCTACAGCGTTTCTTATACCAGGCCATATAGCATGATCGTTTGTTTGTATCTTTAATGCAGCTTGTCGCCTTGATCTACCGTAATGTTCTTCTTGGTGCCTACAGTTCAAACACCACTTTTTTGCTAATTTAAGATCAGACCCTGGCGTAGTCATCTCTCTACGTAATTCATTTAAATTCTTATCATTTATAAAGTAATCTTTTATACTTACATCTTTGACGTTAGGATTGTAACCTTCTTTTACCCAGGAACAAGGTGCATATTCGCCTCTCGTTGTAGTGTATACCATTTGAAAAGGAGCAGTACAAAAGAAAGGTAACTCACCACTTCTAATTTGATCTTCTAAAATATCAACATCTTTAAACCATGAGCTCATGTTGACTTTACCCTTACCGACAAACTTGTCGCCTGGGCCACCTCTCATTAATCTATTTTGTGTGAAATCGTTATCTCTAGGTTTTATTCGAACAGTCATAATATAATTTATAATATAATTAAGTAGTAGTTTCTAATGTGCCACTCCCACTAACATTAGCAAACTCGTAAAGTTTGTATTGAAATGTAACACTTGCTGTCAAGTAATTTACATCTGTTGCTTGTTGATTGTAATCTAAACCAGATAATGATATAGGGTAAATATCTCTAAAACGTACTTCTATATTTGAATTGTTTTTACTTGTTAAGATAAACAATGTAGCGTCTGAATATAAACCACCA